TTTAAGGAGAGATATGTATGGCCGACTCCCATACTATAATTAAGAGTCTTGGACTCAGGAGCTAAAGCTCCTTCGTCTCTTTTGTTAAAACCTTTTAAACAGGCTCACTGCGTTCGCCTGTTATATATTATATATATTATATATCTGGATTTATTAAAGCTTAAAATCCGTAATAAAATTATCCAGTTCGTAGGTTTTGCAGAATTTTTTTATTCTACTAAAACTAAACTTACTAAAGTCGATACTATATCTGTATTCTTTTATCTTTAAAGAAACTTCCAAGTATACTCCCGGATCGTCTTTAGAATAGGGCTCAGTAGTAGTATAAACTGGTATTGGAAAGTGCTTCCTGACTTCTTCTACAAATTTAACGATGTCTTGATTGCATTGTTTCTTGTTAAGATAAAAAACAGTATTTTTTTTGTGCTCTAGCGCTCTATGCGCCTTACACAGGTTATGCAAAGTAAAGTGCTGTAACAACTTTAGGTAATCTTTTCTAGGAAGATCTTCGTATGTAAGAAACCCGAACTTTAAAAGTTCGTTTTTTAAATCGGATAATACAATATTTTCTATTTCAGTAAATTCAACTAGATAAAGATTGTATTTCAGTTCCTGTATCGGCAGATTCATTTTGATTGTTACTCAGTATAGCACTACTACCTTCTATTGCAATACTTTTTAACAAAGAGTTAGGGGCCCGGCCGATACGGCAATTAATTATACCGTTGTAAAACCCCTCTTTCAGCAATACATCGTTGTCGAACTGTATCTTAGCTTCATAATAAGCTAGCTCAAATTTGCTTTCACAAAAACGTAGTATCTCAAACTTAAATTTATCTTTACCGTACTTTAGTATATCCGTGTTAAGTTCGTTAGAGGATGACGTATAAGTTTTCCAGTCAGTCTCGATATCAAAATGTCTTTTATTCTTGCGGCCCTTTAAAGGTTTTAGTTTTTTTACTGATTTTATCTGCTTTTTACCAAAATATCTTTTATTGCAAATAGTATTAGTAATTACGTATATAAACCCGTACGGTAAGTTACTAGGGTCTTTTATTTCAAGTTTTGTTGTCCAATGTCCTAAATCCATTTACACCTACTTACAATGTCTTTGGAAACGTTCTACGAATAACCTTAGCTTTACGTTTTTTACCTTTCTTGGCGCCTAGTATATGTGGTATTCTTGCATCCCCGGGGGCATAAAAATCGCTTGATTGGCCGGTTTCTGGCGGATGAGCCTGTCCTGCCCCAAATACACTACCGGTAGTCATGTTTTCAAGTATTTTTAAATAGGTTTTATCGAAATTATTCATGTGGAAAATGTTTATTTATATTATATACTTATCATTATATGGACTTGTCAGAATTAGATAGTGCTTTTGAGAAGTTTGATAAAGAGCTTGCTGTAGACCTTAAAATGGATGAACTTACTATTAAGGAGCGTGCGATGCTTGCTCCTGTTATTAAGCACAAGTGGGTTGCAAGAACTGCTCAACATAAAGCGCTTCTTATGAAACTAAAAAGCGCACATAAAGTTCTTCTTAAGAAAGTAACTTCATCTTCTCCGGTTAGTCTTTCAAAGTCCTCTCTAGAGCATATTGCAAGTAATAGTCCGGAGCTGCAACAAATTCAAGAAGGCATTGATAAAGTCGAAAATATTATTGAGTACCTCGAAAAAATTGAAAAGTTGACCTCATCTTTAACTTTTGATTACAAAAACGTAATAGATTTACAGAAACTCGAAACGACGTAATGATAGTAAAGTTTAAATACGATCCAAAAAGAAAAGAAGTAAAGATTGAATCTGAATACTTCAACAGTATCAGAGAGGCTTTTTCTGTAAAGAATCCCGGAGCTCGTTTTAACAAGTTTGCACGGTTTATACCTCAAAGAATGTACGCAATAACCCCTGCAGGGTATTGCGGTATCGGCTTAGTACCGGAGATAATTACCTATTTAAAAACTAACAATATACCTTTTAAAATAGAATTAAATACTGAGTACTCTCAATTGATAGAAAAAGTACGTATATGTACACCGCTTGATCAGCCTGTAAAAGAACTAGAAAGTAAATTTAAGCTGCGAGATTATCAAAAAGAAGCAGTAGATAATGCTCTTACTAACGGTTGCGGGGTTATTGAGTTAGCGACTGGTGGTGGTAAGACTTTAATTATAGCTAATCTAGTATACGCTGCATTACAGTATATAGAATATACCGAAAAAGTCTTAATTATAGTTCCAGACCTAGGTCTAGTAGAGCAAACCTACAAAGATTTCAGCGAATATAATTTTCCTGTACAGCTGGTCAGTAAATGGACCGGTAATAATGAGTTTAACCCTCATGCTCGTATTATTATTGCTAACATGGGTATTCTGCAAAGCGAATCGTCAGATCTTTCGTGGTTTAATGAAGTAGGGTTACTTGTTGTCGACGAGTGTCATAAGCTACGCAAAGGTAACAAGATTAATAAACTTATCGACAAAATACCCACACTGAGACGGTTTGGTTTTACCGGTACTTTACCGGAAAGTGAAATTGACAAGTGGAATATATTTAATGTAATCGGTTCAGTTATTTTTAAGAGAACCACCACTGAACTACGTGAAGCAGCTGGAGGTGAATATATAGCAAATGCACAGGCTTTAGCATTGCATTTAGAATATGATCGGATACCAGATTATACTTCAGTTTCTGCAGCACAAAGATATTTATTTGAAATAAATTTTATTCAACATAGCGAGTTTCGAAATAAAGTAATAAGCAACGTTGTTAGTAAATTGAACAATAACTGTCTCATTCTCGTAGATCATATAGATCATGGTAATATACTTTATAGTAGTCTAACTAGTCTAGAGAACAAACAGGTATATTTTATTCAAGGCAGTGTTGAGGTAGAAGACAGACTTAAAATACAGCAGTTGATGGAGGCTCACAACAATGTAATTTGTGTAGCTATTAGTAAGATATTCTCCACTGGCATATCTATTAAAAACATACATTATATTATGTTTGCAGCTGGGGGTAAATCTAAAATAAAAGTATTACAGTCAATAGGGCGTGGATTACGCACACATGTAAACAAGGACTTGTTAATACTAATAGATATAGTTGACGATCTTGTTTACGGCAAAAAACATTACAGTAAACGTAAAGAATTTTATGAAATTGAAAAAATTAAAATTAGAGAAAAAACTATCTCCGAAAAAGCCTAAGATTGAAAAAACAGATAAACCTTTAAAGCCTAGAAAACCAGGTAAGTCTCCTAGCGCTTTAAAAAAACAGTTTTATGTAAGCCCGAAAGAGTTTACTGACGAACTACAGACATATTACAGCACCGATATTATTACAGACAAACTTGCATTAATGATACGTAATATTGCTTACGGATTAGCACATGCACCTAATTTCATTAACTACACTTTTAAGGAAGAAGCTATTGGAGATTCATTAATTAATATGTTTAGTGCACTAAAACAAAAGAAATATAAGTTTGATAAAGGATTTAATCCTTTTTCTTATTTTAATTCTATTGCTTTTAATTGCTGGAGATCTAGAATAAAGAAAGAAAAACGTATGAGAGATACTCTTGCAGCATATCAGGAAGAAGTGTACAGTGTAATCGGACCGCAAGTTGGTGTTGATGATCCTGTCAATCCTTTAAACAAGAATGCAAATTAAATTAAAAGGTACCGAAGTAGGTATATTTTCAGATCCGCATTACGGGGTACACCGCAACTCCGAAGTGTGGCATAAGATTGCTTTAGACCATGCTAAGTGGGCTGCTCGGCAATTCAAAGAGCGCGGTATTCAAGATATTATTATACCTGGAGACATTTTTCATGATCGCAACGATATTGCTGTTAACACTCTTCACATTGTCACTGACATATTCGATATACTTCGCGACTTCAATATCGTTATTACAGTCGGTAATCACGACGCTTATTATCGTGATAACTCTAGCGTTAATTCCGTCTCCATTCTTAGAGGCTGGTCTAATATTACTGTTGTTGACACTCTTCAAGTTGTTGACCTCTACGGTAAGAAAATAGCACTCTGCCCGTGGGGTCAGGATATAACTCAAGTACCAGAGTGCGATTTAATTATAGGTCATTTTGAAATTAACAGTTTTAAAATGAATTCTTATAAAGTTTGCACCACTGGTTTGAAAACAGCGGACTTGCTTGAGCGGGCAAAATTAACTATTACTGGCCACTTTCATCATAGAGATGAAAGAAAGTATGATAGAGGTACCATTTTATACGCTGGTAGTCCGTACCAGCAAGATTGGGGAGATTTCGGCACTACAAAAGGCCTTTATATATTAGATATAACCACCTTGCAGTACGATTTTATTGAAAATACTATATCTCCGCAATATAGACGTCTGCATTACACTGAACTAGTAAATGGCACATATACCCCAGAGACCTTAAAAACGGTAATTACTGGCA